ATTCTGTTCGAGACCAGGAAGTCGCTGTCCATCATATCAGGGCCGTAGGCGGCGGCGCGGCGGGGCTCGAGCTCGTCACCCGTCTCGGCGACACCCTCGGCCGGCACGGCAGGGCGCGCATCACCCTCATCGAGAAAGGCCGCACCCATCTCTGGAAACCGCTACTGCACGCCATTGCAGCGGGCAGCATGGATCCGGGCGGGCACGAGCTCAATTACCTCGCGCAGGCGCACTGGCATCACTTCCGTTATCGCTTTGGCGAGATGATAGGGCTAGATCGCACAAAGAAGGAGGTGTGGATCGCCGCCACGCACGACGAGGAAGGACGGCAGATCACGCCACCGCGGGCGTTCCGTTACGACACGCTGGTCATTGCCGTCGGCAGCGTCACGAATGACTTCGGCACGCCGGGTGCCGCGCAATACGCCGTGCCGCTCGAGACGCCGGAGCAGGCCATGCGTTTCAATCGCCGCTTGGTCAACGCCTGCATCCGCGCGCACGCGCAGGACGAGCCGGTGCAGCCTGGTCAGCTGCATGTCGCGATCATCGGCGCTGGCGCCACCGGCACGGAGCTTGCGGCCGAGCTCCATCGCACCGTGCGCGAAGTCGTGGCCTATGGCCTCGACCGGGTCGATCCCGAGAAGGACATCCGCATTATTCTGATCGAAGCGGCCGACCGCATCCTGCCGGCCTTGCCTGAGCGTATTTCGGAGGCGACGCTCCGCTTGCTCTCCAATCTCGGTGTCGAAGTCCGTACGAGCGCGAAGGTGAGCGAGGTGCGGGCCGACGGCGTGTGCCTGGCGAGCGGCGAGTTCATCCCCTCCGAGCTCGTGGTGTGGTCCGCCGGCGTCAAGGGGCCGGAGTTCCTGCGCAACCTCGATGGGCTTGAGGTCAATCGCATCAACCAGCTGGTCGTCACGCCGACATTGCAGACGAGCGCTGATCCCGACATTTTCGCCATCGGCGACTGCGCGGCATGTCCACGCGAAGGGCACGCGACGCCGGTGCCGCCGCGTGCTCAGGCGGCTCATCAACAGGCCGCGCATGTCGTCAAGCAGCTGCGCCGCCGGCTCGCGGGACAGAAGCTCGAGCCTTTCGTCTACCGCGACTTCGGTTCCCTCGTCTCGCTCGGCAAATACAGCACCGTCGGCAGTCTGATGGGCTTCCTGGTTGGCAAGAACATCTTCATCGAGGGATATTTTGCACGGCTGATGTATCGCTCGCTCTACAAGATGCACGAATATGCCTTGCACGGCGGCGGCAAGGTATTCCTCGGCTCGCTGGCGCGCGGACTCTCCCGGCGCGCGGAGCCGCAGGTCAAATTGCACTAGCGGCCAAGAGCGGCTCGCGAAACAGGTTAAATCTGCGAAGTTGGGCTATTCGTCCTGACCAGGCCGAGATATCTGATGATTCGAGCGGGAGGTTGAAAGGATCAGGGATGCGGCGGCGTACCTGCCCGGCTAACGCCAACCGATCCTTATACCGTGCTGTGGGTTTATCTGGCGCGAGAGCGCTCCGGCCCAATCAGCACGCGACCCTTCTGCGCGGCGATGCCGGGCCGCTTGCTCGCCTGGCAGGTCCTGGCCGATCGTCGCTTGCTGCCGCTCGCCATCCGATAAGGCATCCATCAGCGCGTGGCCTGCCTCCATTTCTCAGCTTTCAGGAAGATACGGCCCGGCCAAGTTGGACTCTGACAGGCCCCGATGAAGCTGCCACAGTTGTTGCATTCGACCCGATCCTATGGACGAGCGAATTCAGCATTCTCGTGGAAGCTGGGTTGTCGAACACCCTCGCCGGGATGAAGGTGACGCTGATTGGCCGCGGCGGGTCGATGCCCGGCGGCAGATCGTCCGGCCGTGGCAGGTCCTGCATCAACTCTTCAGGCCGATCGGCCCACATGATCGTTTCCGCGACGCGGATATAATGGCGCAGCACCCCGGCTCGCTCGGCGATCGGAAGCCCGCTCTCCGGGTCGATCCACCACGCCAGGAAATCGGCGACCCAGCTATCGGCGTCTGGGTTGCAGGTCGCACGAATGTAAGGCTTGACGCCACAGGTCGAGCGGTTGCGGCTGACCATGTAAAAGAACTGATGTCTCGAAAAATGCGTCAGCCGTCGAAACAGATCAACGTAATCTGAGCGCCCTGCCAGTCGTAGACAGTGCTGTCAAACTGCAGGTGCGCAAACTTGATCTTGCCGGCGCGCGGCCAGCGCCATTCGCGCATTCCGAGGTGCGTGATCCCCCCGAGCCGGGGATAGAAGTTTTGGCTCTCATCCCACAATCCGCCGGGGTTGGTGATCTGCGGCGTGGTGCGCCGGAAGAATACTGCGGTAAAGTTCGCGACCCGGCAGACGTGGCGCAGCGGCTCCAGGATCAGGCCGACCGTTTTTCCGCCACCTGCCGCGCCGCTGTAGATGCAGATGTCGGCAGGGCTCCGCAGAAAATCGGTCTGCCGTCCGGGCTGCGCCGAGATCGTTGCGGTGGACGATGGCATGGCGTTGCGCGCCGAGCGCCCAGCTCGCCCCATGGTGTCGGTATACACCGGTCGCCTTTCGATTAAGTCCTGAGTTCCGCAGGCTGCGGCCGCGGCTTTCTGGCGAAGTAGTTCTCCTGTGCCTCTCGCAGCGCATGTGTCAGCTCGGGGTCTCGGCTGTTATCGGGCAGCATGAGGACCACCTGTGAGTTGGCCACGGCATCGGTGCCCGGAACTGGCTCATCTGCCTTCCCCTCCCGCCAATTCGCCCGCGTCTTCAGCCAGAAGATCTGCGCCGTGGTATTGCCCGCCTTCGCGGCGGCGAACAAAGACCCGGAGATCGTCGCATTGGCCTCAGCGACGCCACGATCGAGTTCATCGCGCAAGCGCTTGCGCAGCGTCTTCGGGGCGCAGCCGACGATCCGGGCGATGTCGTCCTGACGGACACCGACCCCGGCCAGGTATCGCACCCTCTCGCGCACCGCATCATTCATGGCAAAGGCTTTTCTAGCCATGTGCCGCTCCTGATTGATCTCGGTCCGGGCTGTCGGCACGCTCGTCGAACGATTGACCGGAGGCCTGATGGATCGCGGCGCGTCCGGTGAAGAGTTGCCAGCGCCGCACGATGACATCGACATAAGCGGGGTTGAGTTCGAGACCGCAGCAGATGCGGCCGCTCATTTCGGCCGCGATCAGGCTCGTGCCCGAGCCGAGAAATGGGTCATAGATCGCCTGGCCGGGGCGGCTGTTGTTGACGATCGGGCGGCGCATGCACTCGACTGGCTTCTGGGTGCCGTGCCCCCAGCTCTGCTCGCGCTGCTGGTTGCCAAACGGATTGTTGTTGGCGATTTCCCAGACTGTCGTTTGCGTGCGGTCGCCTCGCCAATGGCTGGGTTTACCCTCTCGCACCGCGTACCAGCAGGTTTCGTGCTTCCAGTGATAATCGCCGCGGCTCAAGGTGAAGTGCTGCTTGGCCCAGACGATCTGAGCGCGAAGCCGGAACCCGCAGGAGGTAAAGCCGGCGGCGACGATATCGCCGTGCAGAGCGCCGTGCCAGGCGTAGGCGACATCCCCGGGGAAGAGCGCATACGCCTCGCGCCAGTCGGCGCGGTCGTCGTTGAGCACCTTGCCCCGCGCGAGATTACCCGTGCTCTGGCCCCGGCCCGCTCGCCAGGATGGGTCGTAGCCGACGCCATAAGGCGGATCGGTAATCATCAGGTGGGGCTGCGATCCGTCCAGCACCTGTGCGACATCCGCCGCGCTGGCACTGTCGCTGCAGCCAACCCGATTGTCTTCCAACCCCCATACGTCGCCGCGCCGAGTGACCGGTTGATCGGGGACATCCGGGACGCTGTCCGGATCGGTCAGACCGCTCGATCCCGTACCGGCCATAATGCTTTTGAGCTGACCCGGCTCGAAGCCGGTCAGGCCGAGATCAAAACCGCCGAACTTCAGATCTCGAAGTTCGTTACTGAGCAGCTCAAAGTCCCAGCTCGCCCGTGTTGCGAGTTGATTGTCGGCCAGCCGATAGGCTCGCTTTTCTTCCTCGCTCCAGCCGCGCGCCACGATCACCGGGATATCTTTAAGCCCCAGCCGTATCGCCGCACGAAGACGCAACGCGCCGGCGAGCACGTTACCCTGCTCGTCGACCAGAATCGGCAGTGTCCAACCCCATTTGAGGATGGCGGCGACAATCTTGTCGAGGTCGGCCTCGCTATGAAGCCGCGGATTGTTCGCGTAGGGTGTCAACCGCGCGATCGGCCAGCGCTCGACCCGGTCGGCCGGCCAGGGGCGTGTCGGGCTCGCATCCGCGGGCCCCGATTGTGTTGAAGACATTTTTCACCTCCGTAACGGCCGATGCCTTCCGGCAGCGCCTCGTGCGGAGGATTTGCGTCCGTCGCGATCGGTGAAAAGTGTCACATGATTTTTCTGCCCGGATGTTTCATTCGGAGGTTTCCCATCCGTGAATGCCTCTCGGACCGTGCTTGCCGCGTCCTCTCTTGCAAGAGGGGTCCAGCTCCGCCCATGCCCTCTTAAAAGCTTCAAGATAGGCGTTGGGGACCTCGGCCAGGCACCGCCGCTGTGCTTCGCGTTTTGTGAGCGGCGCCTCAGGAGTCATGATCTCCCCGAGATGGCGCCGGATCGCACCGTAAACCGCAGCTGTTTTTCTGTTTCGCGCTGGCCATACGCGAACTCCAATCGTGCGCAAAAATTGCGGCGATCGCCAAACCAACGTATCGCGCCGCGATCGCGACCATAATCCCACCGGCCCAACCAAATGCCCCGGGACGAGGCGGAAGATCAGGTCGTTCAGCTCAACCGGCGGCACCGGAATTTGCTCGTCGCTAATCCCGTCGCATTTGATCGCAGTCATCGGAACACGATGGTTGTGCACTTTCCGGTGCAGGTCATCCAGGGCTTGGTCCGGCGGCATCGGGATAGACCCGCCGATGTCCGACGATTTCCCGTGGCCCCGCGGCGCCGCCGCCTCGCGATCGGCGTCAGAATTCGTCGCCGTGAGGCCTAGAAGCGGGCGCGGCTCCAATCGCGCCTTGTCGAGGAACACTGCCAGCACCATTGCCTCTGTCTCGCTCAATCGCGCTATGTCGGTGAACATGGCCAGCGCCATGGCGTCCTCCTCGCTGAGGTCCGACAGCGCGGCAACCCGTTCGTGGTCGCCGGTTCGAATCCACATCACGATTTCGCCAAGACCCCAGTACGTCTTTTGGTCCACGGCACGGGTCATTCCAGCTTCTCCGATTCCTGATGACGACGAGGGTGATGCGCACTCAGCGCCACACTATATACTGTGGTTCAACCAAAAATATATCCATTAATGGTGATGGCGACCTGCAGCAAAGGGTCTGAGCGGCTGTGTCGCTGTCGTGGATGGCCGCTTCGCAGCAGAACCGGTCCGGCCGCACCCGTGGGGTGATGGTGGCTTTGGATCTTTGCGACGGCTCCACGAAATCCACTGAGCTTCCGCTTTGGCACCAAGCGTAACCGCCTGGGCGCACAAGGCATTTCCGGAGCTGACCAAGTTGCCGTGGACCGCCGCTGCACGCGGCGTGAGATTACCGCCCGCGCCGCTAGTACCAAGGATGCGGGTTGCCGGGCACCTTGACGCGCAGCGTGTAGACCGAAGTGTGCGCGCACCAGAACAGCGTCCGCACCCCCTACTGGTCGCCTGGAGTCGAGTATGCCATCGAGCCTTCAAGCTGAGACTCGGCCCAATGTTCACCTCAATTCTCGGATCGAGCCGATTGAACCGCTACACTGCGCTCGGCGCGTGATTGCACGGCGCTACCCCCCTTTGTCGAATGCGCCGACGGTTGAGGTCAGGTTCGCACGTGACCCACTGCTGGAGGGAGCAGGATTCGAACCCTCGGTCCCGGCACGAAACGTGAGATCGCGCTCTCTTCCGGTCAGACCGCAGGCAGTATCGCAGGCGCGAGGCCCCTGATCCGCAGCACCAACAGCGAGGCCAACAGGCAAGCGAGGCCGCTCGTCATAAAC